TCGAGATTTTTATTTTTATGGTATGTATAAGCCGAAACTGCACTCGCCAAAACATCGGACGAAAGTGCGATTGTGAGTTTTCGGAGAGAATAGGAAAAACCGTAAAAAGCCGTTAAAAAAAGTTAAAAATCTGAAAATGTAGAAAACAAGCCGTTTTTTAGGTGTAAAAAGAAATTACACTTTGAAAAAACAGCTTGTTTTTTTATTTAGTGCGAAAACGAAAAAGCCGAGTAATTCACGAAAAATTTGTGAACCTGCTCGGCTTTAATTTTTTAAAAATAACCTTTTAAAAGCGTTTAAAAGGGCTTTAAATCGGCATAAATAGGATTTTAATATACTTTTATCTATACGATTAAAACATTTAAACAATAGGAAGTATTTTAATTTTAAAGGGAAGTGACTTCCTATTCCGATGAAATCTATACTTTTAACATATTGACCTTTTTAATGTTGAAAAAATCAGACAAGTTGAGTTATGTAAAAAAATACAATTAAATGAATATTTTTACATATTAAGTGCACCAAGCACCTTACCTACACAACGAACATCATCAAATCCGTGTAAAGGTATAGGCTTATAGGCTGGATTAAGTGAAACAAGCTCCTTTTTTCCTAATTTTTTAATATACGATTCACCGTTAAGTACGAAAACCCCGATTTCACCTTCAAATACACTTGACGTTTGCTTAACAAGCACGGTTTCGCCGTTTGAAAATTTAGGTTGCATACTATCACCTGATATTTTTAACGCAAAATCAGCTGAAGTAGTCATATCATTTCGTGGAACAGTAAGCCATTCAGCTAAAATATCATCGCCAAGCCACGAGCCAGTACCTGCTGAAACCGGTGTTTCATAAAAAGGAATTACAATAGTGCTTTCAGCAACAGGCTTCTTCTCAGGAGTTATAAGATTAGTAATTCTTTTTAATACGGCAACTTCACCGTTGATAAATCTTTTATTATGAAAACTATAATCGAACACTTTCCCGAAATCCGTTGCTGTTCGAAAATCATCAACATATCGTTCAATTCTACCTATCAATTCAGTTATTGTAGAAAACAAGTACTGTTTATCTTTGGCAAATAAAGCATCATTATATTGAATTCTTCTTAAAGAATATAAAACAGAATGAATTTTATCCAAGCTATGTTCATCAAGATCGTCACACATCTTCTCAAAATTAAACATAGATAAACTATGATTATCAAGAATTTCGTCTTTATTTGTTTCATCTCTGCTGAGTAAAACATCAACACTTACATTAAAATAATCAGCTATTTTTATAAGTGTTTTTATATCCGGTTCTCTTTTTCCTGCCTCATAAAGAGAAATGGTACTTTCAGAAAGCCCGAGAATTTTTCCTAATTCTTTCATTGATAATTTGTGTTCTTTTCGTAATTCTTTTAGTTTAGTCATAAGCTCAGCCCCTATTGTCATTATTATAAACTTTACTATTAGTAAAGTAAATTAAACTTTGCAAAATGTCAAGAAAAAACTTGACAAATAGTAAATAAAGGCGTATTATATACTTGAAACTTGACAATATGCAAAGTTAAGGACGGTGATTAAATGAAAAAGCGTGTTTATCTCATTGATTTGAGAAATAAAAAGGGGCTAACTCAATTAGATATATCTAAAAGTATGGGAATATCTGAGAGTTACTACAATCTTATTGAACAGGGACAAAGACAAAAGAATATGAACATCGCTATTTTATATGGTCTTTCTAAAGCATTGAAGGTATCAGTAAACACACTGGTAGATAAGGAAATAAATTTTGCAAGAAAAGGAGATTGATTATGATAGGTAAAACAATCAACAGATACAAAATAATCGGCAACATAAACAATCGTGTTGTTATGGCTCACAACCCAAATGCAGTTGAACCGTGGGTTGTATGGTGGCTTGACAAAGACGGAGATCCTTACAGCGGCAGTTACTTTGCGAGCAGAAATTCCGCTGCAAAAGAGTTTATGGAGAGAGCATTCAATGTGTAATAAAGTGAATCCTCGCTGTAAAGGTTGTGGACACCGCCGCCCGTTAAGCCATTGTAACAATAAAGGTTATTCAATTTGTTATTACATTCTCGACACGGGCGAACCACGAGACTGCACAGTCGAAGAATGTACGCACTACACCACTAAAGAATGTCATATAAAAGATGACTTATGGAAAGAGTAGATTTATTTGAAAGGAAAATTTTATGAAAAATTTAACTAAAATCGAAAAACTTGAAAAAATACTCAGAAAATACGAAATGAATTTTGACGATTTAAGACAGCTTAATGAATCTCAGATTAAAGCAGTAGAAACAGACTATTATTCAACTTATGGTGAATCAATATCAATAATGTTTGATTTTTAAGCCGAAACCGCCGTAAGGCGGTCAGCAGGAAATGACCTCCCTGCTCTGATGATGGCAGGTCAAAAGGATGTGATTTTTTGATTTATCTCACAGCAAAAGAAGTTGCTGACATACGAGGTTGTTCTGAGCGATATATAAAAATGCTTATAAATAGTGGAAGTTTGCAAGGAAATGAAACGACAAATAAAAACAACCGCAAAAAGTATTTGATACCGCTGAATGAATTAACCGATGCAGAGCAACTCAAATACTATAAATCCCACGCAATAGCAATCCCTGAAGATTTGCTTCCCGAACGCAAGTCGGAGCGACCGCATAAGGAATTTGATGAATTTTCGGCGGTACAGCGTGAAGAGATTGCTGAGTGGATAAGGATACTTAACGCTTGGGATGAGTACTGTGCAACATCAAAGTTGCAGAAAGTACCTGCAACCGAAAAATTTGTACAACTGCAAAAGGTCGCTAACCCCGACCTTGTCATATCCAAGGGAATTTTGTACCGAAAGAAAAAGGCTTTAAAAGCTGATGACCTTGCAGGACTGCTTGACAATCGTGGAAGTTGGAAAAAAGGTACATCTTCGATACCTGAAGAAGTGTGGCAATGCTTTTTAAGTTTTTATCTTGACGAAGCACAACACCCTATCCAAGCGTGCTACGAATACACAGAAATGTGGATTAAAAGAGAAGCTCCACAGCTATTACCACTCCCTGCTTACGCATCATTTTATCGCAAAGTACAAACGGCGATACCTAAGCCAGTTGAAATTATGGGACGACAAGGTATGAAAGCGTTCCGTGACAGATGTGCTCCATACATACGCAGAACTTACGAAGGTATGGCATCAAACGAATGGTGGATTGCAGATAACCACACATTTGATGTGCAGACAAAGGGCGAAAACGGCAGTATCCACAGGCTTTATCTTACAGCATTTTTTGATGCTCGTTCGGGTATTTTTACAGGCTGTTATGTGACCGATGCACCGTCATCGCAGGCTACATTGATAGCTCTACGAAAGGGCATAGTTAAGTACGGCATACCCGAAAACATATATGTAGATAACGGTCGAGAGTTTCTGACATTCGATGTCGGCGGACTTGGTCATAGATTGAAAAAGAGTCAAAAGGACAAGTTTGCACCGCCGCCCGTCTTTGAACGGCTCGGCATTAAAATGACAAATGCAATCGTACGAAACGCTAAGGCAAAAATCATTGAAAGACGATTTCGAGATGTCAAGGACAGGCTATCAAGGCTATTCCCCACATATACCGGCGGCAATGTTGTAGAACGCCCCGAAAAGCTTAAAAAAGTAATTAAAGATACTGACAACATACCTACTGATTATGAGTTTACGCAGGCGGTTGAGGACATCTTAACCTACTATATGAATGAAAAGCCTTACAGTGGAGCGGTAAGCTCAGACAGCGGTAAAAGCCGTATGCAGGTTTACAGAGAACAACTTAAAGAAAAACGAGTTGCATCAGAACTTGACCTTAACCTTATGCTTATGCGTAGCACAAGAAGTCAGAAAGTCGGCAGGCGTGGAGTACATCTTACTGTAGCAGGAGAAAAAATCGACTACTACAACGATGACCTTATTCTAAATCATTTCGGCGAATCGGTTTACTGCCGATATGATCCTGAGGATATATCCAAAGTCAGAATATATGACCTTGATGATAACTATATAATGACCGCTCCGACTGATAATGAGGCGGTGCTTGCTTATGGGGCATCCAAAGATGCCGTTGCACAGGCTCTCAGAAAGGTTAAAAGCCTTGAAAAGCTCACCAAACAGGAACTCAAGGCAAGTCAGATTACAGCATTTGGCAAAGAAACAGCACTCAATCTTGTGCTTGCAACCGCTGAGGAAAACAAAGCAAATGCCGAGGAAATCAATCCGAAGGTTATATCAGTACACCGTGCCGATGAAACGGCAGAGCAGTTGCCCATGGCAGTTGGTCAGTCAAACATCGTAACGATAGATAAAGCAAAAATGATACGCAATCTTGAACAGCGACAAAAGGAGGAATAATAAATGTCGGTAATGTCAGCCAATCCTGAATTACAGGAGAAATTAAGGAACTTTATCGAAGAGTGCGGCTCACAAATCAAAGCCGCAAGGGCTCTCGGTAAATCAACGGCAACCTTGTCAACCTACTTGAACAACCGTTATAACGGTAATTTAAGTGATTTTGAAAAGTTTTTAACAGAGACTTTTGAAACAAAAGCCGCTGCAGAGAATCTCAAATCAGCTCAGGTGCTCAACAGCTACAAGCCTACAAGTATAAGCACGGAAGTTTATGACACGATCCGCTTGTGTCATCTCAAGGGCGGTCTTGCCATAGAGTGTGGCGATGCAGGTATCGGCAAAACAATGGCTTGTAAAAAGTATGCAGAAGATTATCCTGCAACAGCGATTTATGTGTCTGTAAATCCTTGCTTGGTAACTTTAAGTGCATTTTTAAAACTGCTTTGCAGAACGCAAAAAATCACCGCAACAGGTCGCAAAGACGAAATGTGGTTAAGACTTGCAGATAGCTTTGAAGGCGAACGCAAGGTACTCATCATTGATGAGGCACAGCACCTGCCGATTAAGACCATTGAGGCTATCAGAGCATTTTTTGACAGCAACCCGTTACTCGGCATCTGCCTTGTAGGCAACATCGAAACTGTCACAAACACGGGTAAAAGCAAAGAAGCCTTTGCTCAGATTCGCAATCGCACAAAACTTACCGAGGTAAGGCACACATCAGCTATCAAAAACAGCGATATTGAGTTATTGTTTCCAGCTATAAAAGATGATGAAAGGGCGGTTAAACTATTACTTGGTGTCGCAAGGACGGAACAGGGTATCAGAGGAGCAAGCAATGTATTTGGTAACGCTGTGGATAACGGAAATATCACCTATGAGGGCTTAATAGCAATGGCAAAAGCTATGCGCATCAAGGTGTTTTAAATTTGGAGGGATTTAAAATGTCGTTAAGAAAAATTGTGTTACTGCTCACCGCAGGGTTCACTACGGGAGTAGTAATGACTGCCGCATTCGGTCAAATGGGTGCAAGGAGCTTTACAGCAGGCGGAGAAATTTGCTTTGTGCCTATGGTGCTCCTGCTTGTATGGGTTGGTTGGATGCTCCGTGGCGAAAGCCGAAAAATTAAAAAGGGTAAAAGGAGGGGCAATAACAATAATGACAAAAGAAGAATGGAAAAAGGTTGACATAGCACTTACATCTGTATTTGCTCCGCCGGTTAATCTTAAAATTGACGGATACAAAGTATCTCTGAAACTCACTCAAAAATCACGATTTCAAAATGCTATCCTTGTTTATGTAAACGATGAATTTCGTGGTAAATGGCTTGCAGAGGATTGTGAAATCCGCAGAAGATTTTATTGCTGTAAAAAGCGGTCAGTTGTCACCGAAAAGGATTACAAACTTTACGGAGTTCGTAGCAAGAAAGCTAAGCAGGAACTTAAAGACAAGTTTAGTTACAATGAGTATTTTTCATACTGGACAAACTTTGAGAAAATGAAAAAACATTTTATTGCTAACAATGAAAACATTGAATTTTATTAAATTTCGGAGGGATAACAATGGATAACTACAATATTCGTTTTGGAGAGGAAATCGGTGAGCAGGCAGGCTTAACAATGGTTGATTTGTTAGCAAAAAAAGCTAAAGCAGCTATTAAGCAAAAAAATGTTGTGATAATGTCAGTAGAATCTTCAGACGAGACGATTGAAACCATTATAACAGGCAGTGCGATTGACAGACTTGGAAGGTTAGGTACATTAACGATTGAAACTATACAAAGTATAGAGAAAGATACTGACAAACAATATGCTAAGGCAATGTTATACGGCTTTGTCAGAGCAATACAAGCTGCTTTTGAGCGGATATAATCCGCTCACCTTAATGCAACTCCCTGTTGGGAACGGTCACAAGTCCGTGTAAATGCAGAGTGAGGATAGGCAATATTAAGCAATATATATTGAACAGGAGGTCAATTATGAAAACATCAAAGAGAATTTGTAAAAACGGCTCTATTACTCTGCCAAAGCAGATAAGAGGCGAAGCAGGATTGTTTCCGGGCAATGCTGTTGACATTGAAACAAGTACAGACGGAACTGTTACAATTAAACCGTCCGCTCCCTGTTGTCGCTTTTGCGGTACGGTTGAAAATGTAATCATTGCAGATAATGTTATCATCTGCCGCAAATGTGCCGAAAAATTACTTGCAAAGGTGGATAAAACAGATGACTGATTTAAAAAAGCAGATTGATGAGCTTGCAGGCATTAAAGCAGATATGAGCAAGCTCAAGGCACGCAAAGATAAACTCGAAGCAGAGATTATTATGCAGTGCTCGGAAGACCTTGAAAACACCAAATATAAAAGTGTCCATTATGCAGGCACAGAATCAGAGCTTACAGCGGTAATTTCGGAATCTCTCAAAATTACATACAACTCATTTTTGCTATCAATTTTTGGCAAAGCGTACAAAGATGCAGTCACGGAAAAGACAGAATACTCCCTCTCTGCTCCGGCAAAAAGAATGCTCATCGGTTTGTGGAAAGGCAATTTTGTAAGATGCACCGTCAAAGAGGTTATTGAACAGATGAACGGCGTGTCTGATGACGAACGCAAACAGCTTGTTAAGAAATGCAAAGGTATCAATTATGATAAAGATGTAAACAACATTTTGAAGTTTACAAACATCTCGGAAGATGATGCCAGAGAGTATGCTTACCTTATTTCGGAGGCGGCAGTATGGCAGGATTTCAAAAATCTGCTCACCGTTAACGGAATGGATGAAAGCCATATTGACGATATCCTAACGAAGATACAGAGCAGTTTTGTGGTTGAGGACAGCACAAAGATTTCTTTAAGCTGAGGTGATTGATTTGTTAAAGCCACAGCAGACACAAAGAATATACGCTATAGCTGCACGGCTCGGTGTTTTGGAATCGGGCAACAAAAACGATATGCTGCACACGATTGTTTATCGTCTTACTCAAAAGGAAAGCATACGCAGTCTTGATGAGAATGAGTATAAGACGGTTGTATCTGAACTTGCCGAAAGGCTGAAATTGCAGAACCTCACAGAGCCGCCGAAACCGTACAAGAAGAAAAAGTACGAGGACAGCGGTAGAGGCAAAATGTCAGACGGTCAACGCAGGAAGGTTTGGCAGTTGATGTATCAGCTCGAAAAATACGACACAGAACCGACTACGGCTAAGCTCGGTGACAGGCTCTGCGGTATCATCAAAAAAGAGCTGAAAATTGACTGTACATCAAAGCAGCCTTTTAGGTGGCTGACATATAATCAGGGTGTAACCTTGATTGAAAAACTTAAAAAGTACATTGACAGTGCTCAAAGGAGGAAGGCTGGTGAAAATAAATCTTGATGATTTGGTAGGCACTCAAAGGGATATAGCGGAGATAATAGGAATTGAAAGCTATATTAAACTCTGTCAAACATTTGGTGGAGATACAATATATATCCAAAAATACAGCGAGTTACAAAAACTCGAACGCAACGCTGAAATCAAAGCAAAGTATAATGGCTACAACAGCAGTCAACTTGCAAGAGAATATGATTTATCAGAAAGATATGTGAGAATCATATGCTCAAACGGTAACCTTGACGGTCAGTTAAGTATTTTTGATGATATATAACAATGAAGAAAAAATAGGATATTCTTCCTCTACGGGAGTACGGATTTATAAGGTATTATTAAGTTACAGACTTAATGATACCTTATTTTTTTGGAGTAATATATTATGAATTTTGCAACAGACACTTGGTGGCTCTTCGGTCTTATTATTTCGGGAGCTATTGCGATAATTAGTTTTTTCTTAAAGCGAACAATTAACGAAGCAGACAGACACGATAAAGAAATCAAAGAGATTCAGCTATCGTATGTTACGAAGGATGAGCTGAAAGATATGAAAACCGATGTCAACAAATCTATCAGCAAGTTGCAAACTGATGTTGAGCAAATTAAGGACACTTGTCTTACAAAAAAGGATTACTACAACTCTATAAACGAGGTTAAGGACGAAATAAAGACACAAAACAAGCTCATTTTGGAGCTTTTAAGAGGAGGTAATAATAATGACTAACGATGCTGAGGCATATATGCAGAAAATCAAGGCAAGAAACTTTGTTCAGAACAACGGACAGATTTTGAGAACTATTAACATACTTCATGTGAATTATGAAAAACTGTCCGATGTTAAGTACGCAATCGGGAATGTTTCGGAGCATAACTTTTTGTCATCTGTTAATTACCTCTTTCTGTCGGAATACATCTTGCTCCGTCATATCAAAACAAAAGAGCCTGCCGACATCGCAGATGTGCCGTATGAAGAACTTGAGGCAAAACTCTCATCAAAGGGCATTAAGCTCCTCGAAGGCTCCGTCACCGATAACTCGGTTGAGGTTTAGCTATGGGCAGAAACAACCGCAGAGCCTGCGGAAAAATCGACAAACTGCCCTCTGACCTCAAGGACACTGTAGATCAGATGCTTGTAAGCGGACAGACATACCGTGAAATCGTGTCTTACCTTGCAGAAAACGGCGAACAGTTGTCGCAGGCGGCGGTCAGCCGTTACGCATCACGCTTTTTAGCTAACGCTCAACAGCTCAGAATTGCACAGGAAAATTTTCGTATGATTTTAACCGAAACTGAGCGTTATCCTGAACTTGATCCTGCTGAGGCTATCCTGCGTATGGCATCGCAGAAAGTTTTTGATGCCATATCAAAACTTGACGAAGGACAGTTTGATGATGTGTCTGCTGATGACCTTTTAAGACAGGCTACTGCCCTTGCGAGAGCAGTAACATACAAGCGTAAGACCGACACGGATGTCAAGTCAGACAAGCGTCTAGCCCTCGAAGAAAATCAGAGCCTGCTTTATGACACTATCAAAAAGAGTAATCCACGGCTCTACAACGAGCTTATGGACGAAATCAACAAGCTCAAAGCAAAGGAGCAAGGATGATGAACATCAAGTGGTATGTTTTGTATGTAAACACAGGACAAGAACACGCTGTTGCGGAACAGCTCCGACATCGTGGTTATGATGCTATTGTGCCGGTCGAAAACAAACTGATCCGCTCAAAAGGCAAGTGGATAACTCAACAGCATATACTTTTTGACGGCTATGTTTTCGTTCGTATGGATTACGAGTGGTCGAAATATTATGTGTTTAAGGGCATTCCGAACATTATTAGATTGCTCGGAGGTGGCACAAGCCCTATCCCTTTAACCGACAAAGAGTCTGAATTTATTCTGACTTTGAGCGAACTTTTGAAAACTCCCTCGGTACTTAAATTCACTGGCGAAGGTTACGAAACTGTCAGCGGATTTTTGGCTGAGAATAAAGATAAAATTGTGAAAGTACAGAAACGATACAAAAAGGCTACGGTCAAAATTACCCTTGCAGGCGAACCGACTGAGCTTACTGTATCGTTCACCGAACAAATGCCTGAACAGACGGCGGATTGATTCGTCTCTGCTTGATGTGACACGGCTGACATACGGCAAAGCTACCGATAACCTCAAGTTAGCGGATGGCGGAGCTATACCCAAGTTAAAAACAGCGGTTTGCCCATGGAACAATCCCTCCGAAATTGTGATAACGGCTGACATTAAAATTTAACGCAAACCGCTGTTTTTATATATATTAAAATGCTTTTAAACACCTTTTAACGGGTGTTTATTTTTTATGTCAAAAAAACGGAAAGAAGGTGCAAAATGAATAAGCTGTCAAAACTTGAACAACTGCTCAAAGAAACAAACACGAAGCAGGAATTTAATATTGTTGAAGATTTAAAGTCACTTGCTCTGTCCTATGGAGTTGTAAAATCAAGGGAATTTCGCAAAAAGTTAAATGCTTTAATTGCAAAATATGAAAATGATGAGCTGACGGCAATTCGGCAGGCACTGATTAAAAAATGTCAGAACGGCGACACACGGGCTGTTAAGCTGTATGCGGATTACTTCAAGCCCGAAACAGTAGAAACCGTTGACGACGGATTGATTGAGGCACTCGAAGGTGCAGGCAAGGAGGCTTTTAAAGATGAAATTTAAGCCTTTTTCGAGAAAGCAGCTAAAAGTACTTAGCTGGTGGAAAGTTGACGGGATAAAGGATAAATATGATGCGATAATTGCAGACGGATCTGTTCGTTCGGGAAAAACTGTAAGCATGAGTATATCTTTTATCTTTTGGGCAATGGCGATGTTCTCGGACTGTAACTTTGCTATATGCGGCAAAACCGTAGGCTCTTGCAGGCGAAATGTTATTAAGCCTCTCATCAATATGCTCAAACACCGCTATGACATCAAGGATAAACGGTCGGAAAACTTGCTGATAATCAGCAAAGACGGCAAGTCTAACACATTTTACATTTTCGGCGGTAAAGACGAAAGCTCACAGGACTTAATTCAGGGCGTTACGCTTGCAGGCGTCCTCTTCGATGAGGTTGCTCTGATGCCGAGGTCATTTGTTGAGCAGGCTCTTGCCCGTTGCTCTGTTGAGGGTGCAAGGTTTTGGTTCAATTGCAACCCCGATAACCCTAACCATTGGTTTTATCGTGAGTGGGTTTTAAAGGCTCCTGAAAAGCACGCTTTGCGACTTAAATTTTTAATGGACGATAACCTATCATTATCAGACAAGGTAAAACAGCGGTATTACAGCCTTTACCAAGGCACATTTTACCGCCGCTTTATCCTTGGTGAGTGGGTTATTGCCGAAGGTCTTGTTTACCAAGATTACAATGACCATATTAAGGATAAGTTGTGGAACGGCAATCCCAATGAGCTTGTAGGCACATGGTACATCTCAATGGACTACGGTACTATTAACCCTTGTTCAATGGGTTTGTGGTGTGTAACCGACAAAGAGGCAATCCGTGTTGATGAATACTACTACAACAGCCGAAAAGAGGGTTACCAACGCACCGATGAAGAGCATTATGCAGAGCTTGAAAAGCTCGCAGGTGACCGCTATATAGAGCGTGTGATAATTGACCCGTCCGCCGCCAGCTTTAAAGCTACGATCAAAAGACACGGCAAGTTTTTTGTTAAGTCGGCGAAAAATGATGTTATAAACGGTATCCGAACTACAAGCCAAATGCTGACCGACGGCAGAATTAAAATCGGCGTTAAGTGCAAGGCATCACAAGAGGAGTTCGGAATGTACCGCTGGGACGATAAAGCTGAGGTTGATAAAGTAGTTAAGGAAAATGACCACGCAATGGACGATATACGCTATTTTGCTTATACAGTTCTAAAGCGTGAATTTAAATACAAGGAGGTGAGCAGTTGAAAAGGCGTGCTAAATATGTGTTTTTAAGTTGGTTAAGGAGTATTGTAAACAAACTTGACCCCGAAAACGCTACGAGCAATTATCAATTTGATAATATGGAAGAGGCTATGGAAGTATGGCTTGAAATATATGCCGATGAGCCGTCTTGGAGCAAAGATTGCCACAACAAGACACTTAACCTCGGTGCAACGATAGCGTCCGAATTTGCACGGTTAATTATGATTGAATTTGAGAGCGAAATAACGGGTTCAGAGCGTGCGGATTATTTACAAGAACAGTATGAAAGATTGCTTGAACAGCTCAGAGTAAGGCTTGAGGCAGGTTGTGCGGTCGGCGGCATAATGTTTAAACCGTATGTTCGTAATGGTGTAATCCTCCCCGATTGCATCACGCAGGACAAGTTTATCCCTCTTAATTACAGCAACGGCATAATAACCGCTGCCGTGTTTTTTAATCAAGAGGTCAAAGGCAAGAACTATTACACAAGAGTTGAAAAGCAGACTTACAGCTACGAAAACAAATCACACACAATCGAAAGTCACTTTTTTGTTTCATCCAGTCCCGACAACATCGGGGCGGAAATAAATCCTGAAAGTCTTGACAGCGATATGTGGTCGAGAATTGACCCATACATAGTTATCAATGATGTTGACCGTCCTTTATTTGCTTTTTGGTCTGTACCTTTTGCTAATAACATCGAAAGTGGCAGTCCCTTAGGTGTGTCTGTTTACAGCCGAGCAATTAAGCTGCTTAATGAGGCTGACTTGCAGTGGGACAGATATTTGTGGGAGTTTGAAGGCGGCGAGCTTGCAGTTGATGCCGGCGAAGAAGTTCTTCGACAGCGACCGGGCGAAGATACGCTCGGAACACCGTCAACCCGTGATAGATTGTTTCGCAAATTTAACATTGATGCAGACGATAACAAAGATAAGTCTTTTTATGAAGTTTTTAACCCGACTTTGCGTGATGATAACTACTCAAATGGACTAAACGAAATAAAAAGACAGATTGAGTTTAACTGCTCCCTTGCTTACGGCACATTGTCAAACCCACAAAATGTAGATAAGACAGCGGAAGAAATCAAAGCATCAAAACAGCGTAGCTATACAGCTGTGTCTGATATGCAGCACTCGCTTGAGGCTGTACTTGAGGACTACATATATGCGTGCAATGCTATGGCTGATGCCTGTAATCTTGCTCCAAGCGGAGAGTACGAAGTTAGCTTTAATTGGGGCGATGGCGTGCTTGAAGATAAGGACAAAGAGCAGGCTATACAGCTCAATGAGGTCAACAGCGGTATCCGCAAAAAGACCGACTACCTCAAATGGCGGTATGGAGTTGATGATAAACAGGCGGCAGAAATGTTACCCGAAAGCGGTGTACAAAGTTTTTTTGATGAAGGCGGTGGCACTTAATGCTCACACCCGAACAGCTTGCCCATTGTGCCGATAATATCATCAATCTTTACTCGCAACTTGAAGAACAAATCGTCCGTGACATTGCCCGAAGAATTGCCAAAACGGGTACAATGACCGACACGGGCATATGGCAGGCACAGCATATGCAGGAGCTCGGCATTCTTCACTCTGAAGTGCTGTCAAGTGTCGCTAAGTATAGTGACAAAACAGAATCAGAACTAAAAAAACTTTTTGAAGATGCAGGTGTGACCGCTACGGAGTATGATAACGAAATTTACCGTCAGAACGGTATGAATCCAAAGTCACTCAAGGTGTCTGATGTACAAATGCAATTACTTGAGGCAGGTTTTAAGAAAACGCAGGGCAATCTTAGCAATCTTACTCTGACCACAGCTGTGTCATCGCAAACGAGCTTTATTAATGCCTGCAGTCTTGCTGAACTAAAAGCATCAAGCGGAGCATTTACTCCGCAACAGGCAATTGCCGATGCAATTAAACAGGTAGCTCAAGACGGAGCGTATGTAATCTATCCCTCCGGTCATCGTGACCGACTTGATGTTGCTGTACGGCGTAATGTTATGACCGGCATAGGTCAAACCACGGGTCAGATATGCCTATCAAATGCCCAAGAGCTTGGCTGTGACCTTATGGAAATTACCGCCCACGCAGGAGCTCGACCGAGCCACTCGGCTTGGCAGGGACAGATTGTAAGCCTGAGTGGTCAAAGAGGTTACTTGTCCTTATCTGATATTGGTTACGGCACAGGTGACGGATTTAAAGGCTGGAACTGCCGACACGATTGGTATCCGTTCTTTGAGGGTAGTAGTCGAATGTACTCGGCAAAAGACCTCGAAGAACTGAATGCTAAAAACATTGAATATCCCGACGGCTCAATGCACACGCTGTATGAGGCAGAACAACAGCAAAGAGCCTACGAACGCAAAATCAGGGTAACAAAAAGAACACTTGCCGCTTGTGATGAGGCTTTGAATAATCTTTCCGATGAACAGCTGTTACAAAAGTTAGAAAAAAATTTCAGCCACTATTCAAGCAAGTTGAAACGGCAGGAGTCAGAACTGAATAGCTTTTGTAAAAAAACAGGATTACTTCCCGACCGTTCTCGTCAACAGGCTTATGGTTTTGGCAGAAGTACTGCTCAAAAAGCGGTGTGGAAAAATAAGAAAGCTGTTGCAAATTCCGCTGAAAAGAGTATAATTAAAGCTATAAGTAAATCGGTGAAAATTCCTGATAATTGTAATTATTTATTAA